TTGGACTGAACCTATAAGTAATGGTGGAACAGAAATAACAGGTTATACAGTAATAAGTAGTCCCGGAGGACTACGGACAACAGTTAATGATACAACAGCAACTGTTTTAGGATTAACTAACGGCACAACTTATACTTTTACTGTAATAGCAACAAATGCTGCAGGTGATTCATTACCATCTAGTGCATCAAATTCAATAACACCAAATATTATACCTAATGCACCTACAAGTGTATCAGCAACCGCTGGTAATTCTCAAGCTACTGTCTCTTGGACGGCACCTATAAGTAATGGTGGAACAGAAATAACAGATTATACAGTAATAAGTAGTCCAGGAGGACTAACAGCAACCGTTAATAATACAACAGCAACTGTTTTAGGATTAACTAACGGCACAACTTATACTTTTACTGTAATAGCAACAAATGTTGCAGGTGATTCATTACCATCTACTGTATCTAATTCAATAACACCAAATATTATACCTAATACACCAACAAATATACTAGCAATCGCAGGTAATTGTAATGCCAATGTATCTTGGACAGCACCTATAAGTAATGGTGGAACAGAAATAACAGGTTATACAGTAATAAGTAGTCCTGGAGGACTAACAACAACAGTTAATGATACAACAGCAACTGTTTTAGGATTAACTAACGGCACTGCTTATACTTTTACCGTAATAGCAACAAATGCTGCAGGTAATTCATTACCATCTAGTGCATCAAATTCAATAACACCAAATATTATACCTAATGCACCTACAAGTGTATCTGCAACCGCAGGTAATTCTCAAGCTACTGTCTCTTGGACTGAACCTATAAATAATGGTGGTACAAAAATAACAGGTTATACGGTAATAAGTAGTCCAGAAGGATTAACAGCAACAACGTCAAAATGTTCAAAAACTTCAGCAACAGTTTTTGGATTAACTAATGCTATTGCTTATACTTTTACTGTAGTAGCAACAAATGCGGCAGGTAATTCATTACCATCTGAACCATCTAATTCAATAACACCAGATATTATACCTAATGCACCTATAATTGGAACAGCAATAGCAGGTAATACTCAAGCTACCGTCTCTTGGAATCCACCTATAAATAATGGAGGCACACCCATAACTGGATATATTATAAGAAGTAATCCAGCAGGTACAGAACCAATTACTGTAAATAGTAATACATTAACAACAAATATAACAGGATTAACTAATGGTACAAATTATACTTTTACTGTTGCAGCAATAAATGCTATAGGTATTTCATTACCATCTAGTTCATCTAATTCAGTAATACCAAAAACAATACCTAGCGCACCTATAATTAGTGTAGCAATTCCAGGCAATACACAAACCACCGTCTCTTGGACGGCACCTATAAATAATGGAGGTTCTATTATAACAGGTTATACTATAACAAGTAGTCCAGGAAATAAAATAGTAACTGTTAGTGGTACAACATTAACAGGAATAGTTAGAGAATTAACCAATGGTATACCTTATACTTTTACAGTAGTAGCAACAAATATTATAGGTAATTCATTACCATCCAGTTCATCTAATTCAGTAACACCAAGAACAATACCTAATGCACCTATAATTGGTTCAGCAATTGCTGGTAATGCTCAAACTACTGTGTCTTGGACGGCACCTACAAATAATGGAGGTTCTAATATAATAGCTTATACTGTCTCTAGTAATCCTGGAGGTAAAACAACAACTGTAATTGGTTCAATAAGAACAGCAATAGTTACTGGATTAACTAACGGAACATCTTATACTTTTAAAGTTGTAGCAACAAATGATGCGGGCAATTCATTACCATCTAATTCATCTAATTCAGTAATACCAAAAACAATACCTAATGCACCAATAATTGGAATAGCAACACCATATAATACTAAAGCTACTATAACGTGGACGGCACCTACAAATAATGGTGGTTCTATTATAACAGGATATACTGTAAGAAGTAATCCCGGAGGTAAAACAATAACTGTAGGTGGTTCAATAAGAACTGCAACAGTTATTGGATTAACTAATGGTATATCTTATACTTTTACTGTATTTGCTATAAATGCAGTAGGTAATTCATCACTTTCTAGAGCATCTAATTCAGTAATACCAACTAAAACAATACCTACAGCACCAATAATTGGAAAAGCAATAGCATATAATATTAAAGCTTCGGTAACTTGGACGGAACCTATAGATAATGGTGGCTCAATCATAACAGGTTATACGATAACAAGTAATCCTGGAAGTAAAACAATAACTGTAGGTAGTTCAATAAGAACAGCAACAGTTCTTGGATTAACTAATGGTATACCTTATACTTTTAAAGTAGTTGCTACAAATGCTATAGGTAATTCATTACCATCTAATTCATCTAATTCTGTAACACCAAATATAACAAGACCTACAGCACCTACTATTGGAATAGCAACTGCATATAATTTATCTACTTTAGTAACTTGGACGGCACCTACAAATAATGGTGGTTCCGTTATAACAGGTTATACTGTGATAAGTACACCTGGAGGTTTAACAGCAACTGTAGATGGTTCAACAACATCAGCAATAGTTAATGGATTAACTAATGGTATATCTTATACTTTTAAAGTATTTGCTACTAATGTGGTAGGTAATTCATCATTGTCTAATTCATCTAATTCAGCAATACCACATACAACAGTGCCTAGCGTACCCATAATTGAAACTGCAATTGGATATAATACTCAAGCTACTGTAAGTTGGAATACACCTATAAATAATGGTGGTTTTGTTATATCAAGTTATACAGTAATAAGTAATCCTGGAAATATAAGAAAAACAGTTAGTGGTTCAGAAACAACTACAGTAGTTGATGAATTAACTAATGGTATAACTTATACTTTTACAGTATTTGCAACAAATTCACTAGGTAATTCATTACCTTCAAGTCCATCTAATCCAGTAACACCAAAAACAATACCCAGTCCACCAATAATTGGAAGTGCAATTGCTTATAATACTAAATGTACTATAAATTGGTCTGCACCTATAAATAACGGTGGTTCAATTATTACAGGTTATACTGTCTCTAGTAATCCTGAAGGTAAAATAGCAACTGTGAGTGGTACAACATTAACAGCAACAATTTTTGAATTAACTAATGGCAAACCTTATAATTTTACTGTAGTAGCAACAAATGCTGTTGGTGATTCGTTACCATCAGGTTCATCTAATTCAGTAACACCTAATATAACAAGACCTAGTGCACCTACAAATGTAACAGCAACTCCAAATAATACGACTGCTTCCATAACTTGGACGCCACCCATAAATAATAGTGGTTCAATTATAACAGGTTATACTATCACTAGTAATCCGGGAGGTAAAAAAGTAACTGTTAGTGCTTCAACAACATCAACAATAATTGCTGGATTAACTAATGGAACATCTTATACTTTTACAGTAGCAGCAACAAATGCTGTAGGAAACTCATTACCATCGAATCCATCTAATTCAGTAACACCAAGAACAATACCTAATGCACCTATAATTGGTTCAGCAACTACTAATAATTCTCGTGTTACTGTCTCTTGGACACCACCTGCAAATAATGGTGGATCTGTTATTACAGGTTATAAAGTCTCCAGTAATCCAGGAGGTATTATAACAATAGTAGATGGTTTAACAAGATCAGCAATATTTTTTGGATTAATTAGTGGTACTGCATATACTTTTACAGTAGTGGCAATAAATGCTGCAGGTATTTCACCACCATCTAGTTCATCTAATTCGGTAATACCATATACTCCACCTACCGCACCAACAGGAACTAGTCGTTTAATAAGCAATAATAAAAATCTTAAATTTTATGTTCAAAATGCAAATAAAACTTGTAAAAAACAATATTATCAATCATCAATACAAGTATATTCTAATGAAATATATGAAATAAATAATAAAATAATTCAAGGAAATGTACCATTAGAAAATTTAATAAATGAAATAGAATTTTTAAAAAAAAAATACAATGTTTATAAAAATAAAGAAAAATCACATATATATTTAACATTATTAAATTTAATGAATACAATTAGACATAAAGCAGATGCTAATAGATATCAAATAATTTCTAATGATCTTAGTAGAAATTTAGTTATTGCAAATAACAATTTAGATGAAAAAATAAAAGAATTAGAAAAGTGTTTAAATTATGACATTAATAGAAAAGCATTTAGATTACCAGAAGTTAATTTAGTAAAAAATATAGTTATAAATCAAAAGTATATAATTTATATTAGGGAATATGGTGTACCTAAAGATGGTATCTTTTTAGAATCTATTTTAAAGATGATAGAAAAAAAATTAAATAGTATAAAATCATTTAAATTAAAAGAAGTTGGTATAGTAAAAAATGTAAATATAAATCAAAAGTATATAATTTATATTACGGAATATGGTGTACCTACAGATGGTATTTTTATAGAATCACTTTTAGAAATTATAGAAAATACATTAATATAAAAAAATATTTAAAAAAATATTTAAAAAATATTATAAAAAAATATTATAAAAAAATATTATAAAAAAATATTATAAAAAATATTATAAAAAAATATTATAAAAAAATATTATAAAAAAATATTATAAAAAAATATAAAAAAAATAAATATTAAAAAATAAAATATATATATTAGTATATATGTCTGTGTTTAACTTTTACATACCTGGAAACTTTCAAATCACTCAAAACGCTGAATTATATATTGCTGATGAAGTAAATATTGGTGCTAGTGAATATCATTTTAAAATCTTCTGCGGTAATAGTTTAAATCAATTATTTAATACTAGAACTTACCAACAAAACTCAGTTAATGCCGAACATTATGATGTTAATTTAACTATTAACAACACATATGTAAATTCAATATTTACTAATGTACTAAATGCTAATGGTGGCACTGCTAATAATTTTATTGGTATGTCCACAACTCCACCAATTTCTTTCTCTCAAAGATTATTAGAAATAGCCGCATTAAAAATCTTCCAACATGCTAAAGCCAGAGCTGCTATTTCTAATGATAATGATTTTACTAATTTACACACACACGTAACAACACATTTAGCTACTTCTTTTGTTAATACAAATATAACAAATACTTTCTTTGAACAATATGTTCTTTCCCATGCTACTTCATTAAATTCTAATGATGTTGATGGACCAATACAGTTTAATTTAGACGCTTCGCAATTATTTGTATATGGTTCTTTAAGTGGTTCTGTATCTGATGGAACTCCTGGAACTCCAAGTACAGGTAATGATTCTTACAATGCAACAATTAGAATTGAATTAATTGGTTATTAAACATTAAACATTTAACATAAAATTTTTATAAATTTTTCTTTATAATTAGGTTATTTTTTATAAAGAAAAATCTAGTAATTAATAATGGATAATATAATTATTAATATTGATTCAAGATTTAGAAATAAACAAATATATAATAATTCGGGAAAATTTACTTATCAAATTAGTGAAAAAATAAAAAATTGTAAATATATTAGGTTATCAAGTTTTGAATTTCCTAATTTATATTTTACATTTACTGAAAAAAAAAATAATATTTCATTTAAACTAATATCTAACGGTCATACATTTATGGTAAATATTGCAGAAGGATATTATGCATCGGATTCATTTTTACTCGAAATACAAGAACAATTAGATAAAGCAAACTTATATATGGATACCGAATTTAGAATTATTTTTAATTATAATAATGGTTTTTGCACTATTGAAAATGATAAAAATTTTAGAGTTGAATTTTCTAATTTTCCATCAAGATATCCATCTTTAGGGTATCAATTAGGATTTAGAAAAGATGAGTATACTAGTTCTTCAATTGTTAATGCTGGTGCTGCCGTATTTTCAATAACAACTGAATCACAATTAGACACTATCGGCGACCAATATCTTTTTTTAAAATTAAATGATTATGGAGTAATTTTTCACGACTATGAAGATATTATAATTAAAGATTCATCAGGAGTAATTTTATCAAGAGAAAAATATGCTGGAGATAAAAATGTTTTTGCTAAAATAATATTAAATACAAATAAAGCCGAACAAGTATTTGATAATGGTTCAAATTTTTTAACTAAATCATATATTTTTAGACAACCCGTTGATTTAGATAGATTTAATATATCTTTAACAGACCCTCGTGGTAATATTGTTGATATGGTTCATATGGATTTTTCACTAACTTTAGAAATTGGTATTATATATGATTCAGCATTAAAATATGATTTAACAGATACACTAACAAATAGCTTACCAGTATTATCTGATTTACCAAATTTACCTAATAAAAATATTAATTTTATTAACGATAATATTTTAGATAAAAAAGAATTTGAAGATTTATATTCTATATTTGAAAATGATGATAAAATTGTTAAAAAAGAAAAAAAGAAACACAATAAAAAAAAATTTAATTTTAGTTATTAATTATTATATTTACAAGTTAAATAAGAATTTTTTAAAATTAATTGGTTCAAAAAGATCACTAATTAAATGTTTATCATAATTATATAATTTATTAAAATTTTTTTGATTTTTAATTATAGAAGAATCTAAATTAAATTTTCCAAAAAATTCTAATACCCATTCTTCCGAATTAAATATATAATATAAAGAATGTAATAATAAAAATAAATCTTTTCGTGAATTAAAACTCGAATCTGGTGATAAATATGTATTACCAATTATTATATTATCATCAATTTCAATTCTTGAAGCATCAAAATCAGAAATAAAAAAATGTAAATTATGTGAATTATATAAATTTGTTTTATTTTTATTTAAAATTTTATAAAAAATATTATTTGCTTTTAAATCATTATGAACAAATTTAAATTTTTCTTGTAAATGTTCAATTAAATATGTTATTTGAAATAAAGCTTTAATTAAAATATTAATTTTTTGTGATAATATGATATTATTTATTGATAATACCTCATAAAGTGTTCCATCCATTTTATCTGTAATAGTAGTAATTAGACCTAATTTATTATTAAATCCAAAATGTCGTAAATTTAAAATATTATTATTAATATATTTATCTTCCAAGTAAATTCTATAGGTTTTTTGATATAAATTTAAAAATATATGTATGAATGTTTCAATAAAATTATTTATTAAATCAGAATCATCATCGCAATAATAATTAGAATATCGATAAGCATAACTATGCTTTGATTTTACATCAATAACATGATAAACTTGATTATACGCGCCTTTATTAATAAATGAAATTACATGTAGTCTTTTAACTTCTTTTCCACAAGGTAAACATTTTACTATTTCTTTTTCAAAAGAATCCTTTATATTAAATTTGTTATGAATAAATGTAGGTAAATTATATATTAAATTTTTAATATATTCTTTATTTTTTATTGAAAGATTTTGTAAAAATGTATCATCTATTTTAAATCCCTCATTTATTAATCCTATTTTTAATATATTATATATATTTTTCATATTTACATATATATATAAAATAACTTTATAGTTTTTAAGAAAAAATTGAAAAATTTATTTATTACATGTTCTTTGTAAAAATGTATTTATTTTTACAAATTAAAAATGTGCACTAATGTCCCAACGTTAGACGTGCTTTTCCCTTCGTTTTGTATAAGTCTAAATTTACAAAACCTTCATGTGTGTCAGAAAAAAAATGATAGAGATTTAGCACATAAAAATTATTTAAAGTTAAATGAAGAGTTAGATGCATCATATGATATGATTGAAGCATTTGAAAAGTTAGGATTAAAAGATGAGCTAATTAAATTAAAAAGTGAAAACAAAATACTATTTAATAAAATTGGTAAGGCATTTGACGAATATGATGATTTAAAAACAGCACATATAATGGCAATAAAAGAACAAACTAAAATGATGGTACTACTACTTGGTGTGATGCCGCATTTGAAGACACCAGAATTGAGAGGAAAAGAGAAACTAATGAAAGCATCTGCTATGAAAATAGTATTAATGAAAGAAGAAAATAAATTAAATTTACAAGAAATAGAACGATTAGATGAAATAATATATACTTTGTCTTTTATATCACCTTTCATTCGTAATAATGAAGGACAAGCAGCGGAATATAAAAGACAAGAATATGATAATGCATACGGTGTATTACAAGAAAAAATTAGTAGAGTTGAAGATGCTTATGCAGTAGCAGAAGAAGAAATATATCAGTTATTAGTTAAAATATTTATTTATTAATGTGTTAGACAATTAGTCGTTCAAAAATAATATATGTACTTGTTATAATGTAAAAAATTGAAAATTTAAGTATATAATGTTTCTATATTATTAATTTAAATTATTAAAAGACTATTATGCATCTCCTCCCATTGGCGACAATTAATAAAATGACGACACTTGAAAAAAAGAACTATTATGCGTTTGTGTTTAAGATACATTGGTATGAAGTAAGTGGTAAAGCTACTCAAGATGTAGAAAATACGTCAAAGTTAGTAGTAAATACTATTTCAATAAAAGAAGCGACAAAAAATAATATATTATACTTAAATGCTGTGAAAACATACATGGAAGTATTTTTAAATATGAAAAACGCACTATATAAGTATGACATTACATCGGTTATAGTAGGAAGACTTGTAAGAAAATCAACAAAAGCATGGATGGATGTGGAATCAACTCTAAAAGAGTACATAATAGCTGGTGGTGATGTAGAAGTAATCTCAAAGGCTAATACATTTGCAGAAGCAGTAAAAGCGTACACAGAATTAGAATCAAAACAATATGAAGCTTTGTATACGTTTTTGCAGTTGATGATTAATGAAGATGAAGCATTCGCAGAATGGAAAGAAAAAAACGAAGAAGCAAAAACAAACAAAAGGAAAGCAGACGAGATCATGATGAGTTGTATAGAAAAGTAAAGTATACACTGTTGTAAATTGTTTATTTAAAATTTAAATAGGAATCTTATTTTTTATAAATTATTCACTTTTTTTTAATTTCATGTATTTTAATTTATATTTTTCATATTTATATACATATATAAAATAACTTTATGGTTTTTAAGAAAAAATTGAAATTTTAAGTGTAATTAGTTCTATTATAAAAAACTTGGTATACTGAGACTATCAATGGTCGTTAATACCCAATATGTGGTATCCATCTGTGATGGAAGCAGTAGTTCGCACTCGTCATCATCGTCATCAATAACTACGACATATATACCATTATCTTTATTTTTATCTTCGTTTTCTGTGTTTATACAATGGTACAATCTTACTATATGCGAGAAAGAAAATAAAAAAAATTTAGCATATGAAAATTATTTAAAGATAAAATTAGAAATAAAAAAGCGTGAAGATGAATATAAAGAATATGACATGTATTTTAGAAAATACATATCTGATGCATATAGCATGCTTATTCCGTATGATGATTCAATAACTATACAGAATGCTATCAAGAGATATGAAATAGATAAACTGTATTTCAAAGAGAAGAGTGCATGTAATGAATTTAATGATTTAAACAAGACGTATGTAAATGAACTAACAGAATCATTTTGGATGATGATGGGAATATTTGAAATAATACCATGGTTGAATACACCATTATTAAGTAAAAAAGAAAAGCTGATAAAAGCAATTTATAATGAAGCACTCTTAATAAATAAAAAAAAAAATTTAATTGCTTCAGAATATTCTCTTTTGCACGATATTTTAAAAAAAGAATGTGTTGAAGTTTCTGACATATACCATATGCACGATATTTTAAAAAAAGAATATGTTGAAGCTGCTGATACATACCATATAATGATAAAAGAAATGTTCAAGCTATTCATTACTAAATTTTTCTAAAGTAATTTCAAACTATAATTTATTATAGTTAGGAATCCTATTTTTTATAAATTATTTACTTTTTTTTTTAATTTCATGTATTTTAATTTATATTTTTTATATCTACTTTTATATGGATTTTCACTTATTCTTGGTGCATGAAGTAATGTATTTTTTAAAACAGATTTAATAACAGACATGTCAGGGTTTTTATTCGAATAATCAATTTTTAATACTTGTGGAGTTCTAGAAAGAATAAAATCTTCATTATAATCCATTAAATTAAACCCTCTTGACATACCAACATCTATTCTAAAAATAGATGGGTTATTAAAATCAATAGTCTCGTCATCTTTTCTATCACCACAACTAACAGTTATTCCATAAATACCATGTTCTTTAGAAGCATCGCCTTTAAAAACAGGTTTTGAAAATTCTTGAGTAAATGAATCAGACTTTATTAATTTACTAAATCCAGATTTAAAAATTTGATTTTTCTTACTTGTTATTAAATTTTGATTACAATGTCCTATAACTAATTTCATTTTATTTGGATCACAATCAAAATTATTTTTTTTCATATCATGACATATATTTTCAAATTTATCATATAGAGTTTCACACATTTCTTTTTCTGTTTTACCATTAACAAATCCAAAATATCTATCTAAAACTAAACCATCACCATGTGAAAAAGTTAATGAATTTTCATCATTATTAGTTTCTCCATCAAATTTATTATCACAATTACTATAATAAATATATTCCATTAATGATGAATTAATTTTGTTAACTGTTTTTACATTAATTAATGAACTAGAAATACCACCATGAACAAAAATAAAATTATTTATCATTAAAAATAAATAAGCACCATCTTCTCCAATCAAGTACGCACCCGGTTTTCCTCTACCAAAATAATCAAGTCTATCAATTGCACCTTGTCGATAACCTATATAGTTTTGTGCATATTGAGAAACATAAGTAGAATAACTAGTTTTAACTTTACCATTTAAATTATACATATCGTGATTACCTAAAACTTTAAATAAACGGCCATTTTCCTGCATTGCTTGTTTATTTATACTATTAATAAATTTAAAAATTCGTGCTTCTTCAAAAGGAAATTCTCCAGGTTTTTCATAAATTGGCCCTCTAACATTATCTAAAATATCACCACAAAAAACAACATAAGAATTACCACCACACCATTCATAATTTAGGTCATCTTTAAATGTTTCATCACACCATTCTTTTTTCATTTGTAAAATTAAATCTTTATCTATTTTATCTTGTCTAAAATTAAATCCTTTTTTTTTTTTAATTACTTTACAACAATCTCTTAAACAAATAATTAAAGGAATTATATCTCCATGAATATCTCCAATTCCGTATATTATTGAATTAAAATCAGTTATAAATGTTTCATAATTAATTTTTGACATTTAATTAATATTATAATATAATACATAAAAAATTGAAATTAATATATATAATTTTTATATATTATATTTATACAATGTCTTCAAATGGTGATATTTATTCACATATTATTGATGAAATTACTATTTTTAAACCAGAAATTATTTATTTAGCAGTTGGATGTGCTATGGGTCATTATAGTATTATTAATCCAAATAATAATCAACAATATCCTCTTTTTCTTCATCCATTTACAAATAAAAAAAAATTATTTATTTTGATTGACCCACAATTAGAAAATCCACTTAAACTTGAATCTCAAATAAATTTAACTGAAACTAATTCAGGAGATTATTTTCGTGTTCTTCAAAATGAAAATTTAATTGTATTTGCAATAAAAAAACTATTTTATTTTTATCACTACGATAAAAATACATTAGATAAAATATTTCTTAATAAAATTATTTCATATTCAATTGAAAATAAAATTAAAACTTTCGTGCAAGATTATACTGGAATTTATATTAAACACGCATACTTGGAATATTTAGAAGATAACAGTTATATAAAAAAATATGTAATATTTGATGTTTCCGAGGATCATTCTGGTTGTTTTGTAGACTTTAGTAAAGTATCTATTTTTTATGATTCAGAAGATAATTTTATTCAACCACATTTTTTAACACTTGTTGAAATAAAAAAATTATCTTTTGATATATTTAAAATACATTTAAATAAACGTATTGATTGGATTAATTATCGAATATTTCGTCAAATTCGTATAATTAATAAAGAAATAGACGAAGATATAAAAAATACAATTGATGTAGAAAATATTTTAAAAAATTTAAAAAATATATATAATAATATCACATTAGAAATTACAATTAATAATTTAGAAAACACAATTAAATATGTTATATCTGATATTATTATAGCTTTGAAATTAGATGAAACTTTATTAACAAGTATTAAAACAAATATGATTAATGAATTAAGTAAGCTTAAAATAAAAGTTAATTAATATATTATAAAAAATAAAAACATACTATTACTTTATAAACCCTATTACAATTATTGTTACTAATAATTCTAATATCAAGCATATACTTTTATAATCTATATATTGTTGTTATACCATATGATACTACGTTTAGAGGTAGCTCTGTGAGGTCATTATTTCTAAAGTAAAAATGTTTTAATATTTGATTTATGACAAACGCATTATATACATTATTATTTAGGTGAAGATTATCAAGTATAAGTGTTTCAAGTGTTTTTTGTTCTTTATTAAATAAAGCTCTTGCTAACTCTATAAATTCTTCATCTATGCTATATTTAGGACTAAATATTTTAGCTGAAAGGTCAAGGCATTTAAGAGTATTATTAGTTCTTAAGGCATTTGTTATAGGTCCTATATCAACTCTATTTCCAGAAAGGTTAAGGTATATAATTTTTGTATTTTTTTCCAAAGCGAGTGCTATTACGTTCCAGCTAGTAATGTTACAGTCAATAAGATAAAGTATTCTTAATGTTTCAGAATTCATGATTTCTACAATTTCATCAATTGCACTATTTTCTATATTAAGTTTTATCGATAATGTTACGATATTTAAAACTTTTATATTTTCTGCTATTATTTGGAGTCCTTTTTTTGTAATTGTATCAAATAACCGAAGGTCGATTGTTTTTTCTTAACTTTTTTCTATTAATACTGGTATCATAGGTTTAATTTCACTATCATTACTATATGCTACAATTTCTTGATTTTTTTCTATTAATTGTGGTATCCCATTTTCATCAATTATATAGTCATCACTTAAAGGAGGGGGGTCAGGTACTTCTGACTCTCCAAAAGTACCACCTAATTGACTTTTAAAATCTAAATATTTAGTTTTATATTTTAGATATTTTTCTTTATACATTTATATATAAATATAGAGAAAAATAATTACATATTTAATATTACAGAATTTAAAAAACTAAAAAAATATTTATTTAAAATCTATAATCTTTATCAACAGAAGAAGCCCATATAAATCTACTAATTAATTTTTGAGTAAATATTTCTTCAGGAGGAATATTATATTTATTTATAAAAGCATAAATAATTCTTGGATCAATATAATTATTTTTAGAAGTTGATAAAGAAACATTTTTCATTTTTAATTTAGTATCTTTTTTAAGTTTATATATTTTAATTTTAGATTTTAGATTATCTAATTTTTCAGAATTTTTTTTGTCTTTATATTTTAACTTTTTCTTTTCTAATTGTTTTATTCTATTATTTATTTTATCTATTTGTTCATCTAATCCTTTACTAACTGATTTTTGATGATTACACAATAATGCAACAGCTGTATTTGCTTGATAGAACATTGAAATTAAAAAGTTTAATCTTTCATCTGGATTAATTTCAGATATTTTATCTTCTCTTATTTTATCAAGTTCTTTTTGAAATAATAAACTAGCATTATATGTTCTCCATACTTTAGCTGTTAATCCTTCCATGAAAGAATTTAAATAATTATTTAATGATGACGAATTAATTAAATTAAATAATTCATCTTTTTTATTTTTATCTTTAATAAAAAATTCTATATTTTTATAAACATTAGATAATACAGAAATTTTTTTGCAAAATCTAATAGAATCTTTTCCTAAAAAATCTAATTTAATTGTATTATTATCAAGTAATGTTAAATGTTCAACACGTAATGATGTAACACCAACTGTATCTGCTTCTTCTTTAGAATCTTTCTTTCCACCTACTCTTAATGCTAATTCATCAATAAAGTAAAGAGCTGTTGCTAATTGTTTTAATTTTAAATCACTTGAAACAAGGTCATTTTCATATTTTTCTCTAATTGAATTAGCTTTTCTTTTTAATTGTCTTGCTAAATTAAATTTTTCTTCATCTGATTTTGATTTGAAAAAAGATTCAAATGATGTAAATATATATTTTGTTTGATTTGTAATTTCTTCTTTCCAATTTGCTAACCATACAACGGTTCTATCATTAATAACATTACCCCAATTTCCTGAAATATTTGGTTTTGGAATAGGTGATTCTTTATCTAAATTAATGGTAACATCTTCGGGTCTAATTCTTTTTTTAATTTTACCTGATTTTGGATGTGTTCCTCTACCAATAAAAATACCAGGAGGTTCTATTTTAAAATTATCTATTTTTAATTGTCCTCCATCAATAATACAGTTTTTATATGGTTCTTCTATTTCTTTTTGTTTTTCTTTAATTTTTTCTTTTTGTTCTTTTGTCATTTCTGCTTTTTTTTCTTTTTCTTTATTTAAATATTTTTTAATTAATGAAAAATCAATTTCATCTAATGAGGAAACTTGTATATTTTCAAGAGTAGGTTTAAAATCTTTCCAAAAATTCTTTTTAAAAATAGATGATTCCATATATTTTGTTTCTAAATATCTAGCAAACATAGTTGCATATTCTTCTGCAAGACTTGGTAAAATAACTTCATTACCGTTAATAATAACTGGTGTTTTATGTGGTTCATATTCGGGTGGAAACATAGGACCATTGTGTTTTAAAACGGTCCATTTTGGACTATTATTGACTCCTCCACCAATTAAATTAAAATTTAATAATCTTGGATTGTTTGTAATTAAATCTAATATCCACATTTTTGTTAAATTAAATATAACTAGATTTTATTTAATTTTATTTAAATAGTAATATATTATATAATAAATGGATTTTATAGAAATGTTTAAAAATAAATTTTGTTTTATTGGGTGTGATATTTTAATAAAAAAAATATCCAATTATGAAAGAAAAGTAATGACTTTTCAAAACTATTACGAAGATACAATATTAGAAAATTGGAAAGAAATGTATAAATTAAATGGTAAAACAACTAAATGTTTTGCAATTAAAACAGGAAAAGTAAGTGGTATAACCGTTTTAGATTTTGATACTGAATATGCTTATAATATTTTTTTAAAAAATGTTCCAAATTTTGACACATATTTTACGGTTAAAACTAAAAAAGGATGGCATGTATATTGTTTATATCACCCTAATTTAAAAACAGATAATGACATATTAAAAGGATATATAGATACAATTGATATACGAAATGATCCAAGATATATACCTAGTAAAAATAAGACAACATATGTATGTAGTGTTGTTATTTGCCCACCAACATCATATATAGGACTAGATGGTGAACTTTTTACTTATACCTTTTTAGGTGGTGAAATAAAAGAAGTTCCTCAATTTTTATTTGATTGTTTATTAAAATTAAATAAAAATACAAATACATTTATTTTAACACAAGCATCAACAAGTTGCAATACTAATGATACACAAATTGCTGAGCAAGCCATCAACAAATAAAATTACTTGAACCAACAATTGGAGTAAAAAATTTTATTAAATTATTTAAATTAATATCACAAGGTTGAATTCTTAATTCATCTAATGTAAAAACAAATAATTTTTTACAATTATAATTTTTAATTATTTCAATAATAATTAAATTAATAAGATTATTATCTTTTTCTATCTGTTTTAAAAATTTAAAATTTGTTGTTTTAGATGGTAAAATCCAATTAATTATTTTATTTGAATGTTGTTTTAAAATATTAAAAATTACAATACTATTTGAATGTGCCAAATTATTTTCAATTAATGTTTTAAATAAAAAATTTGTATTTTGTTCAATAAATTTTTCTTCTTTCTCATTTTGTATTTTTATAATAAAAAAAACTATTGGTAATGTAATTTCATTATTAAAATAATATAATTCTAATTTTATAGATTCTTGCATTATAATATTAAATAATATAATATTTATTATTTTTACAAATTAAACGAATAATTTTTAAAAATAAAATTATAAAATATTTTAAAGAATAATTTATAAAATAATATAATGAGTAAAGTTGAAACAATTAAAACCTTTAATTTAATTCTTGCTGATTTTTTACAACAAGTTTCACCTATTATTGGCACTTCATATCATCATTATTTTTCACAATTAATTAAAGTAAATTGTGTAGAACCTATTAAAATTTTTACTTATTATGTTTATAATTCTGATAAACCATTAATACACTATATAGAAACAAGAGATGAAGAATACTTTGTAAAGACTGAAAATCATATGGATGAAATTAATAAGTCAAATATGGATTTATTTGAAATTATTAAATTACAAGGCATATATTCTGAACTAGATAGAGAATCTAAAGATAATCTTTGGGGTATTTTACAAGCTCTTTTACAATTATCAAAAGAATATAAATAAAATAATTTTTTTTAATTTTATTATTTTTAATAAAATTAATAAATATAATATGTTTATTTAATTTCTACAGTTTCAACTGTTGCTTCTGGTTCTTTAGTTGTTTCTGGTTCTACAGTTTCTACAGTTTCTACAGTTTCTACAGTTTCTACAGTTTCTACAGTTTCTACAGTTTCTACAGTTTCTACAGTTTCTACAGTTTCTACAGTTTCTACAGTTTCTACAGTTTCTACAGTTTCTACTGGTTCAACTAGTTCTACTGGTTCTACAGTTTCTACTGTTGTTTCTGGTTCTTTAGTTGCTTCTGGTTCTACTGGTTCTACTGGTTCTACTGGTTCTACAGTTTCTACAGTTTCTACAGTTTCTACTGGTTCTACTGGTTCTACTGGTTCTACTGGTTCTATAGTTTCTACAGTTTCTACTGATTCTACAGTTTCTACAGTTTCTACTGTTTTTGGTTCTATAGATACTTCATTATCATTATCATCATCATCATCATTATCATTATCATCAGCATCATATTCATCATCTTCATCTACAGGCATACATCCAGACATACCTCCTGGCATACCTCCTTGCATACCTCCTAACATATTTTTTAGCATATCTTCTGACATACCACCAGGCATACCAGGCATACCAGGCATACCTGGCATACCACCAGGCATACCACCAGGCATACCATTAGGCATTGTTTTTTGAATAATAGGCATTAAAATACTTTCTACTTCTTTATATTTATCTTCATAATCTTTAGCAATCTTATTATTAGATTCTTCTTCAAGCCATTTAATAGTTTCATTAACCGTAGTTTCTACTGTTTCCATATCTGAACCAAGAGCTTCTTTAAGTTTATCGTTATCAAGAACAGATGATTTAATATTATATACATAACTTTCAAGTTTATTTTTAGCTTCAATACGTTCAATAAATGCATCATCTTGTTCTTTATATATTTCTGCTTCTTTAACCATTCTTTCAATTTCTTCTTTACTGAGTTTATTAGAACTATTAGTAATTGTGATTTTTTCGGATTTACCAGTGCTTTTTTCAAGAGCAGAAACTTGAAGAATACCATTTGCATCAATTTCATATGTGATTTCAATTTGAGGCATTCCGCGAGGCATAGGAGGAATATCAGTTAATTGAAATTTACCAAGTAAGTTACAATCAGCGGTTAACCTACGTTCTCCTTCATAAACACAAATAGTTACTCCTTTTTGATTATCAGATGCAGTTGAAAATGTTTGAGTTTTCTTATTTGGAATTGTAGTTCCACGAGGAATAAGAACGGTCATAATATTACCTTCTGTTTCTATACCAAGAGATAAAGGATTAACATCTAATAAAAGAATACTATCTGTTTTATCATCAGAATTTCCAGAAAGAATAGCGGCCTGAACTGCAGCACCATATGCAACTGCTTCATCTACATTAATACTTTGACATAATTCTTTACCATTAAAAAAAGAACTTAACATTTCTCTTATTTTTGGAATACGAGTTGAACCACCAACAAGCACAATTTCATTAATATCACCTTTAGACATTTGTGCATCCTTTAATACTTGTTCGACAGGTGCCATAGTTCTATTAAAAATATCCATACATAAGTTTTCAAATTTGGCACGTGTTAATATAATACTAAAATCAATACCATCGCTAAGACATTCAATTTCAATATTAGCTAAAGTTGCAGATGATAGAGTTCTTTTTGCATGTTCGGCAGCTACAGCTAAACGTTTAATTGCTTTTTTATTATCAGAAAGATCTATTTTGTGTTTTGTTTTAAATTCTGTAATTAAATATTCAATAATTCTTTGGTCAAAATCAGAACCACCAAGATGTGTATCACCACCAGTTGCTTTTACTTCAAATATACCATCATCAATATTAAGTAATGAAACATCATGAGTGCCACCACCACAATCAAAAATTAGTATATTTTTGCTTTCAGATTCTTTCTTTTCTAAACCATATGCTATTGCCGCTGCTGTTGGTTCATTAATTACACGAAGAACATTTAAACCTGCAATAATACCAGCATCTTTTGTTGCATTACGTTGTGCATCATTAAAGTAAGCAGGAACAGTAATAACTGCATCTGTTACTTCTTTTCCAATATAACTTTCTGCTATATTTTTTAATTTAGTTAATAAAACTGCAGAAATTTCTTCTGGTGTAAATTGTTTAATTTCACCCTTAAATTCAACTTCAACTTTAGGTTTACCATTTACATCAATAACTTTATAAGGCAATAACTTGAGGTCTTTTTGAAGAATGGGATCATTAAATTCACGACCAATCATACGTTTAATTTCATAAATAGTATTACTTGGATTTTGTCCAGATACATTTTTTGCAGCATCTCCAACAAGACGTTCATCTGCAAACGTTACCCACGATGGAGTTGTTTTATTACCTTGGTCGTTAGCAATAATTTCTACATTTCCATTTTGATAAATTCCAACACACGAATAAGTTGTTCCTAAGTCGATACCAATAGCTACTCTAGACATTAAAATATAATGTTTGATAAGTCTTTAAACCATTTATTTTATAATAAAATAATTAAATAACAAAATAAAAAATAACTAAATAATCATTTCTTTACTTTTATTTTTAGGTAAAATTTCTTTAATTAATGTAGCATCATCTTTAAAATTAATTACAACATCTTTATTATAATTTTTTTTATAAATTTCTTCTTCAATAGAATTTTCAATAAGAATTCGTATTAAGATAACTTTATTTTTTTGACCAACACGACAAGCGCGCCCTATTGCTTGGCTTTCTATTGCAATACATTCCTCACTAGAAGCATTAATAGGCTCAATAAAAATAATATGTGTAGCTTCTGTTAAATTAGTTCCAGACGCTGAATTTTTAAGTGATAACATAATAACTTTATTTTCTTGGCCTTCTGTATTTTTCCCTGCTTTAAATTTATTAATTGCATTATTTCTACACCAAACATTACCTTTTACGAAAGAATTTTCAATACCATTTTCAGATAGGGTTTTACCAATTAAATATAACATATCATCCCATTGCGAGAAGATAATAATACGCGAATTAGGTTGTGCAACTAGTGTTCTAATAATAGATATAGCTTTACCTAATTTAGAACCATATTTTGTAATTAATGGATTAGATTCTTCTGTTTTATTATTTTTTTTATTAACAACTAATAATTCTTTTCCAGTTAAATTAGCTTTACATATAGGACATACTTTTTTATTAGAAAGACATAATTTTAAACAATCGTAGCAGAAAATATGTCCGCAACTAGTTAAAGTTGGATTTTCTATTGCATCCATACAAATGGAACAATTTTCATCTTCTTCAATAGGTTTTTCTTTCATTTTAGTAAGAATATTGTATAGATAATGTGATTCATTCATAGAAGATTCATAATTTTTTTTAAGCATAAAATATTCTGTTTTAGTTTTATCTAATAAACTTAATTTATTTTTATATGTTTCATAATTTTTCTGATGATGTTCAATTAATTTATCTTGCATTGTTGATAAATCTACTTCAATATCACCAAATATTTTTTTTGTTGATTCAATAACCATTGGATGACAACATAGTTGTTGAAGATAATTAGAATTTACTTTACCTTTTTTTGCTTCATATAATTGTTTTTCAAGTTCAGTAAATTTGACCCAAATTAATTTTTCTTCAAATCCGGGAATTTTGATTTCATTTTCAACATCTATTTTACGATGTCTAATACATATTTTAGAAAGAATATTATTCCAAAAATATTCTTTATTCATAAAATTAAATAATTCATGATTTTGTATATTTTTACTATTTGTAAAATCTTTTGAATAGTTAAAAATAAGTTGTCTTTCTTTTTCATTAAATTCTAACTTAATAAAATTTGCTGAATTTTTAACACCAACAAAATTTATAAATGGGGTGCCTGAAATATACCAAAAATAATTAGAATCCATTGAACTTACCCAATCAGACATATATCGCGATAGAGAAGTATTACCTAACATTTCACCAAAAATTTCATGTCCTTCGTCAAGAATAATTCTTTGAAAAAAGAAAAATTCAAAAATAGGTGTTTGAAGAGACAGTAATTGAGCTTGATCATTTAATAATGATTCTAGCTTACTTTTTAGAAAAATACAACGGTCTTGTGATGAATAAGTACTTGGAGTAACATATTTATAATGTAAAGTTGGATAATATTTAAAATTCATTAAAAATTGGTGAGATGTTATAATTATATCTGCATTTTGAATATTTGATACCGTTAATTTTTCCATATCTTTTTTAGTTACAATTGAAAAAATATTAAAATCAGGATTACACCGTTTTATTTCTGTTTCCCATTGTTTAATTAAATGAGATGGACAAAGAACCAAAGTTGCTTTAGTAAAAAGTTTATTCATTTGATAATTATTTGAATACCTGACAGCAGGATGATTTTTAGGTGCTGGATTAGTAGCAATCAAAGCAATAGAAGTAATTGTTTTACCTAAACCCATTTCATCAGATAATATACCACCTTGAATATTAATATTTATATATTTATCTTCTATTACTTTTTCATTAGAAATTGGATCATATAGATATTCTTGATTACCCAAAATAATAGGAACTGTATATTTAACTGCAAAATTAATTTCTTTTTTTTCTATTTTTATCATTTTACTAAGTGAATGTTTTTGATATTCATATAATTTAATTTTAAAATTATTTGGAGGTTCAATTGGATTATCATATGGAATAAAACTTTTTAATGAAAAATCAGTTTTATTAAAATTTGGTAATTTATCGTAAATTTCAGAGAAAAAACTATTAAATCCTATAGATGTATTTAAATATTCATTAATTATTTCAGTATTTAGATATATTTTAATAAGAATAGGAAAACTATATATGATTCCTCTAATTATAAAAGGTTTAATCTCATACATAATTTTCCAAATAGGAGAATTATTTTTAATTTCTAAAAATAAATATAATTCATTATTTGTGCGTGGTATGTAATGTTGATAATATATATTATTATTTTGTTTTATTTTATAAATAATTTTTTTCCTATCAGACGATTTAATTGAAATAATTTCAAAATCAGAAATAGCATGATTTTCTTGTAAATCTATATTAATTGTTGTTTCATGAAATAATGACATTATATATATAATATTTATAATAAAAAAATAAATTTATCAATTTTTATAAAATTTATACTATTTATTATTATGGATATTCAGATACCCATTGTTTTACTATATCCATTAATGTATTACAAATTGACCTCTTGTTTATTTCAGCTGTATATGCTGTAATTATTTCTGGTAGATTTAACAGACTCGTTGGTGTTTGTATTGAAGTTATATACATAATTACTGCATTCTTTGCTATTTCAGCTTCATTTGTTTTATTTTTCCATGATACCATTAATTCTGTTAGTTTACCAACTACTATTTCTGCATTTTTATTTGTTTTATCTATAGCAGCTATCATTACTGCAATTGTTATAGTTTTTTCAACCATATTTATTATTGCTGTTTCTGCAGCTTCTACTGATTCCAAAAATGCTCTAGAAATTACTACATACGATATTTCAAACATCATTATTCTATGTATTATCGAATATCTATCTTCTAATTGATTAGTAGCGGTAAGTTCAACTTTCATTTTATCTATTGCTATTGTTATTTGTGTTATATTTTGTATTGCAAAATCAATCTGATTAGAACGTGTTTCTATCAAGGCTATCTGTGTTTTTATTTCTGATATTGCATCTTTTGTAAATATAGTATCTTGTGTAATTGCTTCTGATACTGTAGTCAGATTAATAACTTCTTCTATATCTTCTTGTTTAATTGCATCTAGTGCTCCTTCATGTGCCCAATTTAACAACTCATTAAATATATCTGATTCTTCAATAATATTTGACATCATTTAATAATATTACATTTGTAATAAAAAAATATATTTTCAATTTTTATAAACTACTTAAATCAGCAATCCATAAATCTTTATTACTTTTATTTTTTAGGTCTTTAATTTCTTTTTTTATTTTAATACTATCATTATTATATTTTTCTAAATTTAATTTATTTATTTTTCTAAATGGTATATTTAAAAGATAATCATAACTATTATCTTTTTGTTTTAATTTATTCTCTTTAAAATATTTAATTAATTCATCTTCTTCTTTATTAAATATTGTTCCTTTATCATTTATAACTAATTCTAAAAATTTAATTTGGCTAAGTATAACTTCTAAATTTTTTTCAAATTGCTCTATTAATGATAATCTTCGTTTTTCATACCATTCTAATCTAAATTCATAAAATTCATTAATTATTTCATTAACATTAGAATATGTTTTAATACTACCTTTAGAATCATATAAAGTTAAATTTGATACTTTAATTGTTTTATATAATTTAAGCATTTTATATAATTGATTTAATCCATTTTCATCTACTATTTCTAATAATTTTTTAACAGTTTCTAATTTATCAGTTTCTACTTTTAAAATAAATTTTACCTCAGTATCAGAACTTAAATTTTGATAGTTTTTAAATAGTGAATCTTTTGATTCAACTAATTCTTCTAAAAATTCTTTATAATCCGAAGTCCATAATTTAACAGGTAATTCTGTTATTTCTATATTTTTACCATCAAATGATAATATACCTTCTGAAATAAATGTTTTATCGTCATATTTAAATATTCTTCCTTTAAAATTATTATAATACGGTATTAATTTTAATTGTTGATGCTTTCCATTAAGTTTTCCAATAAGATAATCTAAAATATCTTTAATATTATAATTAGGTATTGACGTTGAAAAACCAGTTCCTATACCTTCTGCACCATTTATTAAACATATTGGAACTATAGGTAAATAAAATTTAGGTTCTATTGGAATTCCATCATCATCTAAATGTTCTAAAATAGTATTATCTTCTTTTTTAATAATTTTAAAAATAAATTCAGTTAATTTTGTAAAAATATAACGTGCTGATGAATGGTCTTTACCACCTATTAAACGAGTGCCTAGTTGACCTATTGGTTCTAATAAATTAATATTATTTGAACCTACAAAGTTTTGAGCTAAATTTATAATTGTGCTAACTAATGATTGTTCACCGTGATGATATGCTGTTATTTCTGCAACAGCCCCTGCTAATTGTGCAATTTTCATTTCATTTATCAAGTTTCTTTTAAAACAAGCATAAATAACTTTTCTTTGTGATGGTTTAAAACCATCAATTATCGAAGGTATACTTCTTATATTATCATAATTACTAAAATGAATTAATTCTTGATGAATAAATTGTTTTATTGTGATAGTAGTAGGTGGTTCTAATTGTAAAATATTTTTTGGATCATAATTCATTAACCATTCTTTTCTTTGTAAAACTTTTTCTTTTTCAAATGCTAATAAAATATCTGGATTTCCCCCTTTTTTTTGAGTATCAATAATATCAATTGTATTTTTGGTTAAATTAATAAAATATTCTTGTGCTTCTTTAGCACTTGATGTGCCTAAACCTTTATAATATTTAATTGACCATTTATTTGTATCATTACTATCTTTCCATGTTGTATATGTTCTTAAATTAGCAAAACTCAATACCTCTGATTTATAAGTTGCTTTAACAACAGGTGTTACTAATATTTTTAAAAATCCTTTTTCTTCTATTAACTGTGGATAAAAATAATCCAAAAAGTTAATAAATAAACCTTTGATATGAGAACCATCTTCATCTGCATCCATCATTAATAATATAGAACCATATCTTAATTCTTCTCTTTTAACACCCAATTTTAATCCAAGTATTTTTTTAACATCAGTAATTTCTTGATTATTTGCTATATTACTGGTTGAAGCCTCACGAACATTTAATAATTTACCTCTTAATGGAAAGACACCAAAAAAATTTCGTCCATCTTTAACTGCAGAAATACCAGAAATAGCAGTTGCTTTTGCCGAGTCTCCTTCTGTTAAAATTAAGGTGCATTCTATTGAACGTTTTGAACCTGCATAATTGGCATCTTCTAATTTAGTAATTCCTTTTATTTTAGTTTTTTTAGAACCTTCTAATTTTGATAATATCTTTTGACTTGATAATGATACAACTTGTTTAAGATTATTTATAATATCGGATTGTTTTAATAAATCCCAAAATTTATTATTTATTTCACATTCAATTCCAAATTTAGTTGAAGAAGTCATAAGCTCTTCTTTTGTTTGACTTGAAAAAGATGGATTAATTATTGATGTTTTAAGAGCTATATTTAAATATTCTTTTACTAATTTTTTAGTTAATTCCGGAGATACCATTTTTTGTAATTTAGGAAAGATAACATCAATAAAATATTCTAAATGTTTACCTCCTCTACTTGTATAAATACCATTAACAAAAGATATGTGTGTATATGTATCATAATTATTATTATTAAATCTAATTGCAAATTCCCACGGTCTATTAAAATTATTTTTCCCACAATTACCTATAATCCAATCTGATTGATAATAATTTAAATAATTCTCCCAAGATGATTTATCAATTGTTTCATTATTTAATTTAATTTCAACCGATGGTGTAACAAGTCCAACTAAATCAATAACCCGTTTTTCTAATAAACTTTTCATTTCATTAAAATTAGTTATTTTTCCAAATTTTTTAAAGTCGGGATAAACAGTAATTTTAACACCACCTTCTCCAGATACTATTTTATTAATTTCTGGTTTATTTATTTTTGATAAATTATCTTCAATAACTTGTTTATAATAAAGTTTTCTTTTTTTATCCCAAACTTCAATAATAAATTTTTTTGAGAATATAGCAGTTAATTTTGAACCTAAACCATGAGTTCCTCCAGTAATTCTTTCTTCAGAATCACTATAATTTGTTGAAGTCATTAAATTAGCAAAAATTAATTCAGGAATATAAATTTTATGTTCTGGATGTTTTTCTACATCTATACCAATACCATTATTATAACAAATAAAATGGTCGTCAAGTATATCAACTTGTATTTTATTTAATGTATTATCACGAATATTTTGGTCATAAGCATTAACAATTATTTCATCAAAAATTTTATATAAACCAGGAGAGTAAGAAATATTTTCTAAAACAATTTTATTATTTTTAAAAATAAATTGTCTATCAGTATAAAAATCTATATCACCTATATACATACCCGGTTTTAATAAAACGTGTTCTATTGGAGATAATTTTTTATATTTTTTTGATAATTCACTATCTGTCATAACTTAAATTAGATTTTTTAAAAATTGAAAAATATTATTTAAAGATTATAAAATATGATAGATTAATGGATATTACTAATATAACTCGCACTAATTGTATAGAAAAATTAAATAAAATTATTGATAAAAAAAATAGCAAATTAATAGAACATTCAATTTATGATTTTACTATTGATTATGCACAATTAAATGATACTCCAAACTTAATTGAAGAAATTTATGAATCAAAATCTGAAGAAATTATTAATCTTTTAAATGATAAAGAAATTTATCTTTTTAAAGCTATTAAAGAAGGTGTTATTGATGTTTCTAAAATTGGTTTTATGAAACCATATGAATTAAATCCCGATAAATACAATATAATTATTAACAAAAAAAAGAAAGAAGAAGATAAAATAAATAATCAAGCTACATCAACTGTTTATACTTGTAAAAAATGTAAGAAAAATAGATGTCAAGTTACACAAAGACAAACTCGTTCAGCAGATGAACCAGCAACAACATTTGTAACTTGTGTAGAATGTGGATATGAATTCTCATTTAATTAATAATTAAATAAAAAATTTTTTTAAAATAAATTATCTAAATCTACTTGTTTATCAATTAGATTTTCATAATTTTCAGAATTTTCATGATTTTCCGGATTCTCAGAATTATTATAATATGCTTCAATAATCCATTTTTGAAGTGGTTTAACAAATCCATTTGAATTAATAGTTACAAATTTATGTATTCCTAATTGTGAAAGAATTGATTCTTCTGTTAAATCATAAATAGATATTATTTCGTTTCCTTTAAAATCATCATTATAACAATTATTTAAATTTACTTGTTCGACATTATTATATTGTTCTTTATTAACTAGTCGAGGATGAAAAAGTTTATGACACGAAAGTAAAGAACCTGTATTTAAATCTATTATTGATTTTTTATTAGAATTATTATAAATATTATACCAAAAAGGAACATGTAATGAATATTTCATTAAATCTTTAATTTCTGTTTCATTTAACCAAGTGCCAAATCCACGCATACGATTTTTATTAATAATTTCCATAGGCTCAGTTGAACCAGCAACATATTTATAATCAATGTTCATATATGTTAAATGTGCAGATATACAAGATGGTGTCATATAAACATTACTACCATTATAAAAAGCACGAACACATGGTAAGTGAAATTGACTTACAATTCCCATTTGACAAGGACCATTAATTTTAAAAATTTCAAGAGGATGATTTAAATATGGACTTGTAATTCTATATTTATAATTAATTTTTATAGTATTTTCAGTATTTTCGCTATTTGTATTAATATGAATTTTAATAACAAGTTCATCAAATTCTTTGAAATAATCAGGATACTGTTTCTTTAAATTTTCTTTTTCTTCTTCATTAAAATCTTTTAATTCTGTTTCTATATATTTTTTATAATCATCTTCAATAAATGGTTTAAATAATAATATAATTTTATTATCATCAATATTTTTATAAATCTCTTCAAAAGTAATATTTTGGTTAACCATATTTTTTTTAATCCAATTAAAATTAACAAAATAATGCAATTGAAAAAGTCTATTTAATTTAATATTACTTTTGAACATATTAACTACAATTTGATTATAAAAGTGTTTTACAGATTGCATATATTCAAAAATATTTTCATGTTTAATCATAATATCAATATCAGAAGTAGCATAATATTCTTTAACATAACGTATAAATCTTTCATCTGGTGTATCTTCATTAAATATTTTTTCAAGTGGATTTTGTTTTTGTAAACATGCAGTCATAATTGAACCACTAATTGATATTTGCCATTTTTCCCATTCAATATTATTAAATAGATTTATTTTAGAATTATTTGAAACAAATAAGTTTAAACGATGTTTAAATTCATCTAAATTACATATTCCATGTGTATTTAATCCTATATAATTTTTAACACTTCCGATATTATTTTGTGGCATTAATACATCATCAGAAACCATAATTGGCATGTAAGGATTCATTTTTGGAAATTTAATATCAAAAGGAAAAATAGGTAATTTAGATGCAGTATTAATATCAAAAATAAAATCATCTTTGATATTAATATTACGTTTTTTAATTGATTCTTCAAAATAAAATCTTAACCAAGCATAACCCAACAAATATCTAAATAATGGTGCTTTAGATAATAATTCATCTTTCATTAAATCTAAAACCTTTTCATTATTTACAACAAGATGACAATACTTTTTTGATACCATTAAATTTGTAAATAAATAATATCTATTCATATTATCTAAAGTTTCAAGCATTTTAAAAATGTCTTCTTTTGAATAATTACAAGAATGTGAAATCATATAATATTTATAACCATTTTTTCCATTATTATTTGATGCATCTACATATTTTTTTTGTTTATGAATCATATTTAAATAATCTTCATTATCCTGACTTTCTTTGTTAATAAAAGTTCTTTTTTTTAAAAATTTACGGTCTTTAAATGGTTCAGTTAAATTTGATAAACAATTATATGGCATTTCCCAGTAATTACTTTCTTCTAAATTTTTAATTTTAATTTCTAAATTTTTAAAATTATTATCAAAATAAACAGAAAGTATCAAAGAATTATATATATTATCTAAAGTATATCTATCAAAATCACAAAAATTACTAATAATATTTTTGAATGAAATATTTAAAATTGGTATTACAATATTATCTTTGTTAAAAGTAAAACTAAATTCATTAAACATTTCACATTGTTCTTTTGAAAAAATACAGACTCTATCAAATAGTTTTATATTTTTTATAATAGTAGTTGATACTTTCCATAAGATTAATTTCTTTTTTAATTGTTCAAAATCATCATTATCTATTTCTTTTTCATATAATTTAATAGGTAGTGGGTCATCATTTTTTTTTACTAAAACATATATTTCTTGAAAATATTTAAAAACATTATTTTGAGTAAGTTTAATAGGTGTATCATCAATACTAAATGTTTTATCAATTAGTAATATTGGATTACTTATCATATATTCTGTTATTTATTTATTAAATTAATAAATAAATAAAAAAACAATTTTTTTATTTTTAAATTACCAAATTATTTTTTCTAATTTTTCTTGATTATATTTGATATATTTTTTATTACACATATCAACAATTACATTGTCTAAAAAGTCTATAGATAACTCAAATAAATCCATAGATTTTTTAATTTTACACATTAGTTCCATTTTTTCTAATGATTCTTTTTTAAGAAAATGATTAATCCACGATGATAATACTTCTTCTCGTGATAATATTAGTTCTTTTTCTCTATTAACATTCCAAATATCTGCATAACTAGATGATGTAAAAAAGAGTTCAACATAATTTGATGCAATTTTACTTGTATTTGAATTAATTTTAATATTATCATTTTCTAATATAATAATTCCACCTAATAATAAAGATGAAACTATTGATTTTTTAAAATTTTCATTATAACCAGAAAATATCTGAAAATTAATTAATTCATTTTTTGAAATTATAGTTACTTTATAAATATGTTCTAAAAGTATAAATTGTATTGGTAACATTTTAAATTCAATTTCATTAAAATCAAACACTATTTCTCCAAAATGAGGATACCAATTTAATTTTCTTTTATTTTCATATCTTAATTTATAAAATTCGCTATATATATACATCATATTTAATAAAATATACTCATTATTATATTTTTTTACAAAATCATGAGGAATAATTCCTTCAGAATAATTTATATCCCAGTTATTATATGATGAAGTTACAATATTCATTACACTAACAATATTATAATTATAACCAATTGAATCTTGAAATATTTTATTTTCTTTTTTAATATTATCAGATAATTTACTAAAATTTCCTTTATCTTCTATTGTATATTCAATATCAGTTAAAATTTTATTTGTTTTGTATAATAGTTTATCACCAAATATATTATACAAAACCTCATAATATTTTCTTTCTATATAAATATTTGGTTTATGAAGAAGTCTATTAATTAACATACGATTATATTTTTCAATAAACATATCTTTATTTTTAATATTAGAACAAAAATATAATATGTCATATAAATTATTAATTTTTTCAGTTAGAATAGTTTTATTAATTGTTTCTAATAGTATATTTTGTGAATCTTCATTTGAAAATATTTCTGAAATTTTTGAATTAATTTTATCACGTGAATTTCCACTAGGTAAAACTAATTCATGTATACTTTGAAAACATTTTATAAAATTTATCAAGTTTGTTGAGTTTTTATGTTTTTCTTCTTGTAATATAATAAATACGAATACTTGATTTGTAAAACTATGATTCAAATCAGTTGTGATAATAGTTTTTAAAATATTTTTATTATATTCAATTAAATAATATAATTCTATTGACGAACAAGAATTCATTATTTTAATAAATGAGGACCAAATAATACCTGTAATACTATCTGTAATAATACGAATATCAATACCGACATATGAATAAAAAGTTTCTACTTTTTGATAAAGCGATAAATTTTCTTTAAAATTAATAATTTGTTGATAGTTTTCATTTGAAATAGGATAAGTTTTATTAATATTTTTATCCATAATTGTTTTTATAGAAGAAGCAATAATAAAAAGAAACCATTGATAACTTTTTGTATCAGGATTAACTATTGAAATTTTTTTCATAACGGTAGTTAATTTTTTAATACTATTAATATTACTTTTTTCAAGACTTGAAAGTTCATATGTTAAAAATGTTAATAATGATGGATCGGTAATAATTTTATGATATAATTGAGATAATCCATATGACATAATTTTTTTATTATCGGAAATGAAATAAGAACAAATATTAATTTTATCAAAATAATTTTTGATTAAACTATTTAAACCAGAATCAATTTCAAAATTACCTTTTTTTATACTATTACGAATTGCTATTTTTTTTTCTTTTAAATAATTATCTAAATGTCTTAAAATTATTTCAGAAATATCAATATCTTTTCTAAATTGAATAATTTGTATAATTAAATCATTATGAAATATACGTTGATTAGTATCAAAAAAAAGATTTTCAAAATAATTATCAAGTTTTGATATTAATTCATCATTTGATAAATTGCATATATCATTTTGAATGATGGCAAATTTATCTTCCATTTTTTTATATTGTTAGAAAATGTATTTATATAGTACATTAATCAATTTTTTTAATAATCAAAAGGATTGTATCTAGGAACATCAAAATTATATAAATTTACCTCAAACTGACCTTTAGATTTATCTAACCAATCTAAATCTATTTTATCTTTATCATATAATTCTTTATCGCCTTTAACTTTAATAGGCATTTTATTTGGAAAACCATATCTATCCATTCCTGTTACATAATATTCCCATTGATTTGAACCCATATATTTTTGTCTTCCAAATAATTGTAAAATTTTTTCATCTTGAATTCTTGCTAATACACCAACTGAATGATAATTATCAGGTAATCCTCTTGATGGTATATTAATAATATTTTTTACTTCTCTATCTGGATATACGTGTTCTGGATCTCTTCTTTCAGGTGCTACAAAATCATCATTTACTACTTTTCTATCTCTTTTTTTTAAAAAATTTTTTTTTTGAATATAATGTCTATTTATTATTTCTTTATTTTTTTCATTATTTAAGTCTAATTTAAAATTTTTTTGATTTATACTATAAATATAATATAGATTTATTATAGTTAGTACAATAAATAAAATAATATAATGTTCTTTTGGTAAGCAAATGGTATCATTCATAATATAAATATATTAGATTTTATTATAGTAAAATAATATTTAATTTATTAATAAACTACTATATATAATATTAGTTGACTATCACCCATGTTTACAATTTGTTGATAAATAAATTTTGATTTTTTTAATATATATAAAGATAAACCTAGATGAATATCTAAAAAAATTTCATTTTCAAAAAATAATCTTGAATTTATTAAATGAGATTTTATATAAGTATGTAATACTGAATTAGTAGAAGGTTCTAACTGTAAGCCATAATTTAAAATTTGTCTAGATTCAATTGTATCATTAAAATTAAATCCAGGATAACACCAAGCCCATAACCATACTTTTGATTTTAAATCAAACTGACCTAAATATGAAAATTTACCGGTATATAATTCTTCCCCATTTTTTTTAAATATTATTTTTTTATCTTCTATTTTAAATTGAACATCTTTAATATTTAATAAATCTTTATATTTTGATTTTGATTTATCTAAAATATCTAATTTATCTTTAATGAAAAAACTAATATTATTATTATCCATATAATATAAAATATAAAATATAATAAAGATATATTTATTATTGTTAATAATGTATTTATTTCTAGTATTTATTTTATTAATTAATATATTTTTAATGTGTAAAATTATCCTTTTTATTTTAGAATTTTTATTAATAAATTTTTCTAATAAATTACATAACAGGATACCTAATGATGAAAATGGATGGAATTTTGAAATTATTGAACAAGAAAATGATATAAAATTAAATGATTTTACATTTATAGATGATAAATTAGATTAAGTATTTAATATAATAAAAATTTATTTAGAAAAATAAAATTACTTTATAATAGATGAATATTAAAAAATCATATTGTACAAATTGTAAAAAATGTGATCATAATTCAAAAGAATGTATAGAACCTATATATTCTTATGGAATCATTTGTATAAAAATAGATGATACAATTGTTCCTTCACCTATTTTTATTCAAAATTATTTAATTAATAAAATTATTGATATTGATAATTTTAATTTATTAAATTTATCAAATCTAAATAAAATAGATTATTATAAAGATAAAATAAAATTTTTAGTTATTCAAAGAAAACATAGTTTTTCATATGTTGAATTTATTAGAGGAAGATATGAAAAAAATGATTTAAAATCATTTCAATATTTATTAAATTTAATGAGTAAAACAGAAATAGAACAAATTATTATAAATGAATTTAAAACATTATGGAATGAATTATGGCAGAAAACTTCTAAACATATAGCTTTTCAAAAAGAATTTGAAACATCTCAAAAAAAATTTAATTATATAAAAAAAAATTTTAATTTATTAGAATTAATAAACTTTAAAAATTTATATGATACACCAGAATGGGGGTTTCCTAAAGGAAGGCGTGATAAAAATGAAAAAAATTTAGATTGTGCTATTAGAGAATTTAAAGAAGAAACAGCAATTGATTCATATAATTATGTAATCTTAAATAGATTAAATACTATTGAAGAAACTGTTATTGGATTAGAAAAGTATGTTTTCAAATTAGTTTATTATATAGGATTATCATTTAATGAAAATAAATTAGAAATGATAACAGAACATCAAAAATATGAAACCAGTGATATAAAATGGATGACTTATGAAGAGTTAATACCTAAAATTAGAGAGTATTATATAGAAAAAATTAAAATAATACATAAAATTTTTTTTATGATAATTAACTTGATAGAAAATATATATCATAATAATGAAATATTAAATATTATGAACTAATTGTTCTCTTATTTTTATATATTAATTAATTGCAATTAATTATTATTTAATCTTAACATTTTTAGTTAAATAAGAAAAATAAAATTTTATAGAATGGGTGTTATACAAAATAACCAACAAAAAAATATTTCTTTTTATACAAGTTATTTGATTAGGTGTATATAATATTATAAACAATGACTCCTACATGCAATCATTTTTTGCACCATAAATTTATCAAAATGAGTTTACACTTTTTATATTGAGCTTATTATTTTGATTATATTAAGGGAATTCTATGGTCCGTTAAATTCAAGGTTATTATAAGTCTTTCATACCAAATCTATTATCTCTTTTCCTTTTATCTTGTTGTTGCCGTAATGTTGCTTTTAACTGGTCATTTCTAGACCTCTCTGCTGTATCTTGTGCGTCTTTCAATTGTTGAGCTTGGACTGCTAATAAATTACGGCTTGAAGATGATAATGCGCGCTGAGATGGTTGGCCTTGTGAAGATTGTTCTCCGAATTCACCAGTAGGTAATAATGGTTTTTTAGATGAACTACGTGGAGACAATTGAATTACAGCTATCTCTCCCATTTTTGTAAGTTCATCATCTTCTCCGTCTGATGGTGCTTTTTCCTCTAATCTTGGGTCTTCGGGTAGAACTATTGGTGATTCTAAGTCTAAGTCTAAGTCTGAGGGTGATGCTAGTGCTGTAGGTATTACTGAATTAGATGCAGTAGATGGTGGTGAATTACCTACAACATTTGTTGCTACTACGGTAAAAGTATAAGTTGTGCCATTGGTTAATCCTAAAACAGTTGCTGTTGTATCATTAACTGTTGTCCGTAGTCCTCCTGGACTACTTATTACTGTATAACCTGTTATTTCTGTTCCACCATTACTTATAGGTGTCGTCCAAGAAACAGTAGCTTGAGAATTACCAGATGTTGCTGATACACTTGTAGGTGCATTAGGTATAATATTTGGTGTTATTAAATTAGATGCTGTAGATGGTAATGAATCACCAGCATTATTTGTTGCAACTACTGTAAAAGTATAAGTTGTGCCATTGGTTAATCCTAAAACAGTTGCTGTTGTATCATTAACTGTTGTCCGTAGTCCTCCTGGACTACTTATTACTGTATAACCTGTTATTTCTGTGCCACCATTACTTACAGGTGCAGTCCAACTTAAATTAGCGGTAGTATTACCAGCAGTTGCTATTACACTTGTAGGTGCATTAGGTATAATATTTGGTGTTATTAAATTAGATGCTGTAGATGGTAATGAATCACCAGCATTATTTGTTGCAACTACTGTAAAAGTATAAGTTGTGCCATTGGTTAATCCTAAAACAGTTGCTGTTGTATCATTAACTGTTGTCCGTAGTCCTCCTGGACTACTTATTACTGTATAACCTGTTATTTCTGTGCCACCATTACTTACAGGTGCAGTCCAACTTAAATTAGCGGTAGTATTACCAGCAGTTGCTATTACACTTGTAGGTGCATTAGGTGCAATATCTGCTGCTGCCGCTTCTGCTGCTGCCGCTTCTGCTGGTGATATCACTGGTTTTGCTGCTGATATCACTGGTTTTGCTGGTGTCCTACTTAAAGCTTGCAGGGCCCTAGTTGTTGAGTCTAGTGGGCGTGCATTTTCCATAGCTGTCTTTAGCATATCCGATACTTCGGCTCCTATTTTTTGAAGATTAGTTTTTTGAAGATTAGATATACCTTGTGTTGAAGTAGGATTTAATTCTTTCTTTAGTCCAGGAGGCAGTGATGTATCCATTAGTTCAGGAACCTGTAGTTTTTTCATGCTACTTGTAGAAGTAGAACCAGAAGCAGAAGTAGAACCAGGAGCAGCGACAGGAGCAGCAACAGGAGCAGCGACAGGAGCAGCGACAGGAGCAGATGGACTAGTAGAATCAAGAGCAGCAAATGACAATGTCGTTTCATTTTTATTTTTTTCAGACATCTTTGTGTAACCTGATGAGGAACCTAATGTTGAACTTATTCTGGATAATAACGGTTGTTGTTTTGACAAAGGCGATGGCAAATGTGGTGATGGTATGCTTTGATCTGGACTAATTATTCTCATTAAAGGTTTAATTCCCTTTGGATTATTTTTCGCTTTATAGGCATCCCTAGCGTCTTGTCTTTGAATAAAACTAGATATTGGGGTTTTTTTTAACTTTTCCATTTCGGCTAGAAATTCTTTTTCACTTTTAGCTTCATATTCTCTTGCTTCGTCTCTTCCTGCTTTAAGTACACCCCCTAATTGATTTTTAAGAATAGAATATTTAATTTTATATTTTAAATATTTTTCTTTATACTTTTTATCATTTTGTGTTGGTTTCAATTCAACTTGTGCTTTGAGCAAATATTCTGGTAGCACACCCCCTAATTGATTTTTAAGAGCAAAGTATTTTATTTTATATTTTATATATTTTTCTTTATACATTTTATATATATATATATATATAAAATATTTTATTATTTTAATACTAGTTTTAGTGCGATTATTAACTTTTTAGTTTTGATTTAATTAAAATAATTTTTTTATTTTAGACAATATTACACATATATTGAGCCTATATTATGTTTATAAGAAAGATGCGCGACGATTGGTTCTTGATTGTTCGGAATTAGTACTTATTAATCAATAAATATATTATTAAAATCATATAAATTGCCTTGGATAGAGTATCTTTTTAGTTATTTTAGGTTTTATGTCTTGCTTTTCTGTGATATTTTTTATACTAGTCATTGTTATATATATAGAAAACAAAAAATTGATTTTTATTTTAAAAACATATTTTATATATAGTTAATGGCAATTAATTATGATTTAATCTTAAAATATTTAGTTAAAGAAGAAAAAGAAACTTTTACAAATCAAAAAAATTTTATGACTTATAGTGATAAGTTTCCTAATGAATTTAAAAATATTTTAGGAGATAAATTTTATAGAATGGGTGTTACACAAAATAACGACCAAAAAAATATTTCTTTTTATACAAGTTTGATTACATTATTAGATAATAATATTATGTCAATTACTGATAAAGAAGAAATACATAAAGTAAATGAATTTGTATCAGATATTAATAATAAAATTAAGGTATTACCAGAATATGTAAAACAAATACCAAAAGAGGTAATTAAAAAAAATTTAAAAGATAAAGAATCAAATATTTGGATTTATGAATTAATAGCAAATTATTTAAAATTAAATTTTATTATTTTTGATTTTAAAACATTAGAAATTTTAACTATATATTATGGTGATGTAATGGACCCTTGGAGAACTTGTTTATTTTTAGCAAAGAATGAAAATTCTTGGGAACCAATAAGAAATAACGAAAAGAAATTTTTTAGTTATAATGATAATGTTTTAAAAAAAATATTATCTCAAAGCTCAATTAATATAAAGTATTTTAATCATAAAATAATTAAAAAAGATTTTGCAATTTTTGATAATTTAGAAGAATTAGTTAATGACATAACAAAATCAGAACATAATGATGATGAAAAAAATACAATATTTATTAAAACAGAAACAGAAATTAAAATGTCTGAAGAAAAATTAAATAAAATGACAAAATTAGAATTAATTACTCATTTAAAATTATTAAATAAAAAACCATTATCAAAAGCTACTAAAAAAGATTTAATTCTATTAATTTTAAATTCATAATATAAATAAGCTAACTATTTATACTAAATTAAAAATTATAATATATAAAATAATTATTTTATATATTATAATAATATGCGACTAGGACCGAATATTTGGGGAGCCCATTTATGGAAAGCATTACATATGATTTCACTTGGTTATCCAAACGAACCAAATGAAGAACAAAAAAAAAATTATAGAACATTTTTTGAAAATTTTTATCAAGTTTTACCTTGTTCTATTTGTTCAAATAATTATAAAAATAATTTAAAAGAATTACCAATTACTAATGATACAATGAAAAATCAACAAAATTTAGTTAAATGGGTTATTGATATTCATAATATAGTTAATAAAGAACTAAAAAAACCTATAATAGAATATGATGACGCATTATTATTAATATTTAATAATTTTAACAATTCACATAAAGAAAATATATCTAATAATACATCATATACTTTATTTTCATTACTTATAATATTTTTTATTCTTATTATTATTGCAATTGTATATAAAAAAAATTAATTTAATATCCTCTTTGTCTTTTTCTTTCACGTTCATCATCATATCTTAAGTTTCTATTTATTTGATTCTGAAAATATTCAATTTTTTCTTTATAATATTCTCTATCACTAGTTGCTTTATCTGTTACATTTTTTAATTCACTTTTTAGTTTCATAATTTCATTAGTTAGTTTTTCTAATTTATTTTTAGCTTCACTTTTAAGTTTTATAATTTCAATTTGATATTCAGAATACAAATTATTAAGTTGTCTTTCAAACTCAATTTTTTCAGTAGTAATTTTATCTAACTCTTTCCAATAATCCTCAAAAGAATAAGAAAATTTATGTTGAGTTTCTGAAGTAGATGAACTAGTATTTAACTGTTGAATTTCTGAAGTAGATGAACTAGTATTTAACTGTTGAGTTTCTGAAGTAGATAAAGGATTATCACATTCTCGACAGTTAGGAATTTGAATAGATGGTGGTCTATAATTTAATAAATGATGTGATTTTGTAGTTGATGGCTGTTTATTCTCAAATACATGAAGGAATTTGCACACCCTACCAAACTTACATTTTCCTTCAACTAAAAATAGACCACAAAATGCTTGTCGATTATATTTTCTACAATCAAAATGTTTGTTTCCACAAATTATTGGACTTTTACAATCTCCTGTTAATGGAAAGTTTGGTGTATTTTTATTATTAAAAAGATTTATTTGGTAAAACATAGTAAGAGCACATAATCTTTTAATTTCAATAAATTCACCTGATATATTATCTATAAAAGCTAATGATGGAATATATGAGCCTTTTGGTATTTCTCTAAATGATTTTGCATTTATGACTTCTTCTAATGTTAGAGAGTTCATATAATTTATATAATATGATGTTTATTAATAAATTAAATATTTCTCAATTTTTTTTATCATACACTTAAACAAAAAATTATTAAAATAATTTTTTGTTTATGTTTTTATACTCAACTGATACATAACCCTTGACTGTAGCCACAGCATTGCCCTTATTCAATCTAGGCCTTTGCTAAATTTGCCTTTGCCAAATTTGGCAAATTTTTCTCAACCTCCTCGACGCGATGGGCATAGGCGGACCATTTACGGGATGATAGTTGGGGAAAACGCCCCATCAATTCCTTTAGCATAGCATCCTTATCATTTTGATGCAAAAGCAAATGGAATTGAAACTGGTTTTGTGGAGACTGGTTCTGCGGAGACTGGTTCTCCTGCATGGCACTCATTGTTTTGTCAATATAAATACCCATCACTTATAGAACCATTAAAAACTTAATTTTTCAATTTTTTAGAGTATCAATATTGCTCTCATCTAAATATAGTTTGTTCTATAGCCTTATTAACATTATAAGTAGAGTGTTTTTTGGCATTTTCAATTTCAATTAAAAATATAGACATAGCAATTTTAATTTTTTCAAGAGCTATATTATTGTTATCGTTAATTAAAGTTTCATAATTTTGAATTTCAACCAAATTAAAACTTTTATAACTATTTTTAATCTGAAATCGTAATAAATTCTTAATAGTTTTATTTATAATGATAACTTTATTTATGTAATTAGGTACGAGTTTTTCTATAGCATCCTGAATATTTTTCTGAGCCTGTTCCACAATACTAATAACACTAGTTCTAGCTTGATTTTTTGCATCAAGAACATTTGGCATGAGTTGAACTTGATCCCAAATATTTTGAATATTAAAATTGCCATCTTGATTAGCTATAACTATATATAAAGCTGTATTGATTGCCTGAGAAATCATATTATGAGCTTGATACTCTGTATTTTGAATTTTTATTAAAGCCAACTTTTGTTCTTTTTGAAATTCGTATATTATTTTTGTCTCGGCTTTTTTAAGTTTAACTTTTAATAGATATATTTGTTGTGTCTTATCATCTTTATCTAAAACAGCATCTAAATAATACATATACATAATATTTAAGATTTCATTTATAAATGCATTCTGGTGATTATGAAATTTATTTAAAAAGTCTTTCTGTTTACTTTGAAATTCAAGTAAAGCTTTTTCCTGCTCCATTTGTAATTTAAGTATACATTGAGCTTCATACCCAGTATTTTGAGCTTGCATTAGACTAATAGATTTATATATACATACTTTAAATTATTAAATTTTCAATTTTTGTTTCTTTTTAAGTTTTTTAATATTATACCTTGTTCATGAACGTAAAAAACAGGTTGAATAGTAATTGGTTTTTCTTTACCAACTACTTTATT